TATACGCAGAAGGGATAAATGCGAATTATATAGATTCCGGTGCTTTAACTGTGAGGGATTCTGATGGAAATATAATATTCCAGGCAGATATGAATACAAAAAAAGTATATCTCGATGGATCCGTGCAGATAGGCGGTGGAAAATCTATCAATGATATCAAGCAAACAGCTGAAAATGCAATGAAAGCAGCTGCGCTTGCTAAAAATATGACATTGCAATTAAGCAACGAATATCAGGGAATATCTGTTGACTCTAACGGGAATTACGGGACATTTCCAAGTGGTGTGACTACACAGGCAGTCGTGATGTACGGAACACAGGATATTACGGCTGATTGTAGTTATACGATATCAAAATCTGATGGAGTGGATGGAACATGGGATATCTCAACAAAAGCATATACTGTAACTGGATTAAATACAGATAATGGATGGATAGATATAAAAGCTACTTATCTGGAAACATTATCCGTTAGCAAAAGATTCTCTGTTTCAAAGCAATACGCCGGGGAAAAAGGAGAACAAGGCGTACCTGGCAGAACGTATTTTATTGAAATGTCAGCGGATATTTTAAAACGTGGACAGGATAATAAAGTATCACCAAACAATATAACTGCAAAAGCATATTATAGAGATGGGGATAAGGCAGAAAGAAAAGAATATAAAGGCAGATGGAAAGTTCAAACATCAACTGATGGATCTACTTATAGTAATGTTTTAGCAAGTATTGTGGATGAATCAGAAAAATCTTATACAGTTGGATCATTGGACAGAAGTGTTGTGTATATAAGGTTTATATTGTATGAAGCTGGAGGAAACAACAATCAGCTTGATATACAGACTATTCCAATATTGATTGATGTGGACGCACTTACCCACGAAGAGATATTTAATCTTCTTACAAATAATGGTTCCATGAAAGGAATTTATAAAGAGGGCAACCAGTTATATATTTCGTTCACCTACGCAAAAGGCGGAACGCTGAAGCTTGGCGGTCCAAATAATGGATATGGCACCTTTGAGGTGTACGACGCGAATGGAAATATAATAACTCAAATAGATAACTCAGTTGGGTTTAAAAACTTCAAGGGAAAAGAGTGGTTCCAGATAAATGAGTCTGTGGCTACAGCTGGTTACGATTCCTCCCTTGTTCATGGACTTCTTGATTTATCCGCGCAATACTCTGATGGATATTGGACTGTTTTGGAGAGCAAACAAGCTGGTCTTCTTTTAAAAACAGTATCTAGGATGAAAGTTGAGACAACCGGAAGCAGTTCTCTGACTCTCAATGTGCCAGAAATGCCTAAGCTTGTAACCGGTAGTAACTTAGGAAAAAATAACAATGGAGATGTCGGAACAATTGCATCATCCTCTATGCGTTATAAAATTCTTGGAAAAACCGTAAAGGAAGATGAACTGGAAGACCTATACAGAATCAAAGTAATCTGGGCGAAGTACAAAGACGGATATCTTATGGAGCAAGATGAACGGTGCGGTAAAGAAATGCCGATGTTTATCGCAGAGGATATTGACCGCAGATTTCCAATCGCTGTCGATCATAACGAAAAAGGACATGCTGAAAACTGGAACTATCGTATTATGATTCCCTGTATGTTTGCGATGCTAAAAAATGAGCATGAGAAAGTCAAAGAATTGCAATCTGAGTTGGAATCAATCAAAACAGAACTGACTGAATTAAAAGAGCTTATTAATCAATGCATAGTAAAAAAGGAGGTATAAAAATGTCTGACAATAAGCCTATCACGCGAGAAGAAATGTATCTCGCAAAGCTAACTGGAGATTATACAGGGAAGGTACCAGAGCCAATAACCAGGAAAGAAAGATATCTGTATAAACTGTGTACTGATGGAATCGGAACCAATAAAGAAGCTATCGCAGAAGCGGTCCAGACGTACCTGTCCGATAAGGGCGTTGGACTTAACATGGATGCAAATGGCTATGTGAGTTTGAAAACAACGGAGGTAAACAATAATGGCTGATACATTTAAAGGGATAATTACAGCAGATGGAAAGAAACGGCAACTACCTTACGGTGCAGTGTTGGAAACACCAGTTTCTGACGCAACATTATCTGTGGATGGTGGTTTTGCGGATTCCAAAACCGTAGGGGATAAATTTGCGAAAGTAGACAGTGAGACTGCTTCACTAAAGGAAGATTTATCAAACCTTTTTTCTGAACCATATATTCCAGTATCAGACAGAACAACAGTTGACATTGTAAATGGCAATGATGTTTTTTCAAATGTCTCCTTAAAAAGTGGCAATGAATATGTTGTGTTATCCGATTATACAGGAATAATATATCTCTATAATGAAGATAACCCACAGAGCAGATTTTATTTTACTAATGGATATTGTGAATTTACGCCGAATACAAGCAGAACAATGGTTTCTGGTAGTAGTACCTTTACTGCAAAACTAATATTTGTTGATGTGACTAATAACCCAGAGTATAAAGATTTTCTTAAAAAGAATGGTATTGACTATGCCGGTAAATATCATATAGGCTATAATGATTTAGACAAGCTTTTAGAAGGCAATTTTATTCCTCTTAAAAATATATGGGGTTATATTAGTT